ACCATTTCTGAAACAGCACCGGCTAGCCCAACGGCTGGTCAAGTATGGTTTGAGTCAGACACCGCGCAAACCTTTGTTTATTACGATTCTCAATGGATTGAAATAGGCGCTTCAGGAATGGCGGCTGTTGTTTCAGACACCGCGCCATCTTCACCTATTACAGGTCAAATATGGTTTAACTCCCTCAACGGTGGAACATACGTTTACTACAGTTCTGCATGGACTGAGGTGGGTGCAGTACCAATCAACGCTCTTCTCAACACAATCAATGCCAAAGGTGACTTGCTTGCAGGAACAGCTGACAACACTATTGGTAGACTTGGTGTAGGCGCTAACGGAACTGTTCTTAAGGCAAACTCCGCAACGGCAACTGGTCTTGAGTGGACAGTAGAAGAAGAAGGTCTAACAGTTTTTAGTGACCAATTTTTTATTGGAACTCAAATATGGTCATAAATTTTTTAACAACAGGAGTATTTTATGCCAAGTTTATCTAAATTAGCCCTCCAGCCAGCAGGAACGACAGGTGATGGTTTAGGTATTTTGGTAACAGCAACTGCTACTGCTGGCACCGCCATTCATACTGCGTCGTCAACCACTACAACAATTGACGAACTTTGGCTCTATGCGTACAATAACCATTCTGCGTCGATTCTCTTGACAATCGAATATGGTGGCGTAACAGCACCTAAAGATGTGATTAAACAAACACTCACAGCACAAAACGGCTTGGTTCTTGTAGTTGCTGGTCTTTTGATTCAGGGTAACGCAACCCCCAAAGTGATTAGAGCATTCGCCGCAACGGGAAGCCAAATCTCAATCTTCGGATATGTAAACAGGATAACCGCTTAAATATATGACTGCCTTTGGTCTTCGTAGCAGAGTGGGTACAAACATTGGTGCTTGGTTGGGTACTGGTTTAGGTACGACACCAATAGCCCCTGCTTCTGTGGACTATGTTGTCATTGCTGGGGGCGGTTCTGGTGGTTGGGCTGGCGGCGGCGGCGGCGGCGGTGGTATGCGTTCAACTGTCACAGGAACAGGTGGAAGTGGTTCTCTGGAAAGTGCGCTATCAATAACTGCTGGCACTACATACACGGTTACTGTTGGTGCAGGCGGTGCTGCTAATACATCAAGTTCTGTAATGAATTACGGCTCCAACGGAAGTAATTCTGTCTTGGGTTCTGTTACGTCTAGTGGCGGTGGAGCTGGTGGTACTGGAGAACCATTCTCCACGGGTCAAAATGGTGCTTCTGGTGGAGGCGGTGGATTTAATAGTTCGCAAATAAGCACAGTTTATAGTGGTGGGAGCGCATCACCTTCTGGTCAAGGTTTTGCTGGAGGAAGCGGGTACTACAATGGAACACCAATTGGCGGTGGCGGCGGTGGTGGTGCAAGTGCCGTTGGTGGTAATTACGGTGGGACGAATGGTGGAACTGGTGGAGCTGGGCGGGCTACTAGTATCTCTGGCTCATCCATAACATATTCAGGTGGCGGTGGTGGTGGCGGCAGAAACGGCTCAGGTGGTAGTGGTGGTTCAGGCGGTGGTGGAAGCGGTTCACATTCCGGCAGCGGAGTCAGCGGAACAACCAACACTGGAGGCGGTGGTGGCGGCAGTGGAGTGGTTACTTACAACTCAGCGGGTTCAGGTGGTTCGGGAGTAGTTGTTCTTCGCTATCCAGACACATTTGGATTAGCAACATCAACTACTGGTTCACCAACAGTAACAAACCCAACTGGCTACAGAGTCTATACTTTTACTGCTTCAGGAAGCATAACTTTCTAGGAGGTATCTGATGGCATTCTCCTTCCCCCTCTCCCCTGCTACCAACGACACCTACACCGTAGGTTCGCGCACCTACACTTGGACGGGTTCTTTTTGGGAAATGACAGGAGGGTTAATCACAACCAGCCAATTAACAGATTTAGGTGTTACTGCAGCGAAGATTAATGATGCAGCCGTTACTACAGCAAAGATTGACGACCTTGCTGTCACCGCTGCAAAGATTGCAGGCACAACTATTACAGAAGGCAAGATTGCATCCAATGCAATAACGACAGGAAAGATTGCTTCAAACGCTGTCACACAAGCAAAACTTGATTCGACGTTGAGCGGTATAACCATCTGTACCTCGTCAACAAAACCTGCATCACCATTTACAGGTCAAACCATTTTTGAGACTGACACCAATTTGATGAAAGTTTATTTGTCAAATGATTGGAGTGGCGGAACATTGCATGTTGGCACTTTTGCTATTGAATACCTAGTTATTGCTGGCGGTGGTGGAGGTGGCTATCACACCGGCGGCGGTGGAGGAGCAGGCGGTTTTAGGACAAATATAAGCGGCGCAACTTCTGGTGGAGGAGCTGCTGCAGAAGCAGCGCTGTCCGTGGGAGTCGGTTCTTACACAGTGACAGTTGGTGCTGGTGGGGCTGGTGCTGGGTTAAATAATACAATTAATGGAACAGTTGGTGGAAACTCCTCTTTTTCTACGACAACTTCGCTCGGTGGTGGAGGTGGTGGCTACATAGGAAACAATGGAGGCACTGGTGGTTCAGGTGGTGGTGGTTCAAGAAATGGCGCCGGAGGTAGTGGGACAACTAGTCAGGGGTATGCAGGAGGTGGTGCTGGTAGTGGAAATGTCGCAGGTGGTGGCGGTGGCGGCGCGGGTGCAGTCGGTGGAACGGGCAATGGAAGTAATGCTGGAAACGGTGGTACTGGTCTTGCTTCATCAATAACTGGGACTTCTGTGACTCGTGCGGGCGGTGGTGCTGGCGCAGGAGAAAGTGGTTATGCGGCAAATGGAACTGGTGGCGCTGGCGGCGGAGGAAATGTCGGTGTTGCTGGAACCACAAATACTGGCGGTGGTGGTGGTGCAGGTGTATACAACAACGTTAGTTCTGGCAGCGCTGGTGGTTCGGGTGTTGTGATAGTTCGTTACCTAACCGCAGATGCTACAGGTAGAAGTATTTCTGGCGGAACATCTACAACATCAGGAACATACACTATTCACACATTTACTGCATCAAGTAGTTTGGTTATCGCATAATGGCTGCTATAGATTTCCCCAACTCACCGTCAACAAATGACACCTTCACAACCGCAGGTAAGACATGGTTGTACAATGGTGTGTCATGGACACTCGTAGGAGTATCTACAGCAGGTCCGGGTAATTCGTACAATCTAGACGGTGGCGTAGCGGCAACCGTTTACGGTGGTATTACCAATTTAGATGGCGGAGGAGTAGCAGGCTAATGGCGGTAAAAATACAATTGCGTCGAGACGTAGCTTCGGCTTGGACATCGGCTAACCCAACCCTCGCAGCAGGTGAATTAGCCCTCGAGACCGACACAGCCAAATATAAGATTGGTGACGGCACAACCGCTTGGACAAGCCTTGCATACTCTTCGCTTCCTTCAACGGCCATTTCCGCAACCACGGTTACAGCAAAAGGTGACCTTTTAGTTGCTACGGCAAACGGAACTGTTACCCGTCTTGGTGTGGGAACAGCAGACCAAGCACTCGTCGTTGATTCGTCAACGGCAACTGGTGTAAAATGGGCAACACCTGCTTCCGGTGCAGATGTTCTGCAAGTGCAAGTCTTTTCCTAGGAGATAACAGATGGCAACATTTAATAAAGCAAAACTGTCTGGTTCTACCGATGGCATGGCTATCAAGGTTACGGGAACTGGTACTGGCTCGACGGTCACGGTTCATACGGCTGTTGCTGGTACTACGGCTGGCGTGTTTGATGAGATTTGGTTATATGCAAACAACACTTCTTCGTCGGCTGTAAAACTCACGATTGAGTGGGGTACTGCTACGGCGGCTGATGGAAACATTGAGTTGACCATTGCTGGTGAGTCTGGTTTGGTTTTGGTTGTTCCGGGTCTTATTTTGCAGAACTCTAAGGTTGTGAAGGCTTTTGCTGGTACGGCTGACGTCATTTTGCTTACCGGCTATGTCAATGCGATTACCGCATAGGCGGTAGTTGTGACTCTGCGTTACGATTCCCGTTCTAGGGTTTCTACTTATACACAGTCTTGGGTGTCTAATGCTGACCCTGATTTCGGTGTCTTTGAATCTATTGCTACGACAACTGTTGGCGCTAGTGCTGTTTCAGAAATAATTTTTAGTTCCATCCCTGCAAACTACAAACATTTGCAGGTTCGGGGTATTATTCGCAACTCGGTTACTGAAGGAAACTTTAGGATTCAGTTCAACTCTGATACTGCTGCAAACTATTCTCATCACCAATTAACTGGTGATGGTAGTGCTACCGCAAGTTTTGCTGGTTCCTCGCAGTCGTATATAACTAGCGGCAACTTTTCTGGAGTTTCGGGTATTTTTACTGGTGTGATTTTGGACATTCTTGATTATGCAGACACAAACAAGTTCAAGACAACACGGTCGCACACAAGTTTTGACCGCAACGGCGCTGGCTCGGTGTATTTCAATTCAGGTAACTGGCGTTCAAGTTCAGCAATTACGAGCATTCGTCTTTTTGCTGGCAATGATGCTTTCGCACAGTATTCGTCTTTGGCTTTGTACGGGATTAAGGCATAGTCATGGCTGTTTCTGCGTATGAAGTAATCAGCACACAAACATTAAGTACTACTGCTGCAACAGTTACTTTGAGTTCTATTCCTCAAACCTACACCGATTTGGTTCTTGTTCTACGAGGTACAAGCACTGTTGACGACACAATTATGATGCAATTCAATTCTGACACTGGAAGCAACTACAGTTGGACGCAATTTGGCGCAGATGGTGGAAGTGGAGTATTTAGCAGCAGGGGGTCGGGTTTGACCAGTTTCCGTATTGGCTATGGGAACACGGGTCAAGGTAGCCATATAACTCAAGTTATTAATTATTCAAATGCAACCACATTCAAAACAAGTTTATCTAGGTCAAACAAAGGGGCTGATGATGTTCGCGCTATTGTCGGTCTTTGGAGAAACACAAACGCAATTACTTCTTTAACCATTATTCAAACTAGTGGTTCGTTTGCGACTGGAACAACCATTTCGCTTTACGGAATAAAGGCTTCCGTATAATGGCTGCATATAATTTGATTGCGACTACAACTGTCGGTTCGGGTGGTGCGGCAAGTATTGATTTCACGGGCATTCCACAAACCCATACAGACCTCCTCATTGTTGTTAGCGGACGTTGCACTGGTTCTGGAAGTGGTATAAATATCACCTTTAACGGCAATACATCAAACTATTCAAGTAGAACATTGCAAGGCAACGGTGCTGCCGTAAGCACTTACGGAACGTATAACAGAAATGCTGGTTTTGTTAACTTCGCGTCGGAAACTGCCAGCGTTTTCGGGTCAAGCGCAATCTATATACCAAACTATGCTGGTTCAACAAACAAAAGTTATTCGGTAGATGGCGTTGCCGAAAACAATGCAACAACTGCATATTCGGGTCTTATTGCTGGTCTATGGAGCAATACAAGCGCAATTACATCAGTATCACTCTCTGCTATGGACGGCAACCTAGTTCAACATTCTTCAGCGTCTTTATATGGAATAAAAAACAATTAACAGTCAGGAAAAATAATGGCAACAAAACTAATTATTAACTGCGCCACAGGCGAACAAACCGAAGTGGAATTAACAGCAGAAGAAGTCGCACAACGAGAGGCTGACGCTGAAGCATTCGCTGAGCAGGAAGCTGCACGTCAGGCTGAGGCCGATGCGAAGGCTGCTTTGAAGGTTTCCGCGCAAGCAAAACTCAAGGCACTCGGTTTGTCTGATGCCGAGGTGGAGGCTTTGGTCGGCTAATGCGTGGTGGTAGAACTCGTCCTTCACAGTATGTGAATCAGAACCCTCGCTACAAGTTGCAACAAACTTTTAGCGGTGGTGTTGAGTCGTATGTGTCTGTGGCTGGCGTGTTTTATAAGGTTCACACGTTTTCTAATACGGGTTCCTCGGCATTAACTTCAAAGTCAAGTGGTCCTGGTTTGGATACTGAGTATTTGGTTGTCGCAGGCGGTGGTGGTGGCGGCGGAGACATTGGTTCGGGTGGTGGTGCTGGAGGTTATCGTTCTGGAACAATAGGAATAACAGCAGGTTCCTATTCCGTGACCGTTGGTGGTGGTGGTGCAGGAGCATCTGGTGGTGTTGCTACAACTGGTTCCTCATCATCTGCTTTTGGTCTGACCGCTGGTGGAGGTGGAGGCGGTGGCTCAGTCCACGCAAACGGTACTGGCGGTTCTGCTGGCGCTGGAGATAACACATCTTTCGCTGGTGGTGTCGGAGCATACTCTGGAACATTTAACGGTGGTGGTGGTGGTGGTGTGGCTGGCGCAGGTGTTGCAGGCGCAACCAACGGAACTGGAGGTCTTGGTACTACAAGTTCTATTACTGGGAGTTCTGTAACTTTTGGCGGCGGTGGTGGCGGTGGTGGTTTTAACTCTGGGGCTGGTGGAGTAGGAACTTCGGGCGGTGGTTCTGGTGGTACTGGTGGTGCTGGCGTTGCTGGTACCACAAACAAAGGTGGTGGCGGTGGAGGTGGCGCGTACAATGGTGGAGTTTTTGCTGGCGCAGCAGGTGGTTCGGGAACGGTCGTGTTTCGTTACATCACAGCAGACGCAAATGCAAAAGGTTTGACTATTTCGGCTACAGGTGGCAGTTCTACTATTTCGGGTGCGTACACAGTTTGGTCGTTTACGGCTACGGGTACGGTGACTGTTTCGGTTGCGTCTCGCACGGTTGACGCAGAGTATTTGGTTGTCGCAGGCGGTGGCGGTGGTAGTCGTGGTGGCGGTGGTGCTGGTGGATATCGCACAGGCTCACAATCGTTAACACAGGGAACTTCTTATACGGTCACGGTTGGTGCTGGTGGAGGGAACTACGCAAATGGTTCTGATTCCGTATTTTCTAGCGTTACTTCTACTGGTGGTGGTCGTGGTGGTGGAACTGCCGATGCTGGTGCTAGTGGCGGTTCGGGCGGTGGTGCTGGTGGTGCAAACTTCGCTGATGGTCAGGTCAATGGTGGTATCTCTAGCCCTGTCACTAGCCCTGTGCAGGGTTTTCGTGGTGGTAATAGCAATTCGGGTGAAATAAACTCAAACAGTCCTGCTTGTGGTGGCGGTGGTTCAAGTGCTGTCGGTGGTCAACGAGTAAGCACTACGGTTTCGGGTGCTGGAGGTGCTGGCACTGCTAACTCTATTTCGGGTGCGTCTGTGACATACGCAGGTGGTGGTGGGGGTGGTATTTTTTCGGGTACAGGTGGTGCAGGTGGTTCAGGCGGTGGAGGTGCTGGTGCCGTTGGAACCGCAACAGGTGGAACAGTCAATACTGGTGGTGGCGGTGGGGGAAGCGGCGGTGCTACAGGTGCTTCTGGCGGTTCAGGAATAGTTATTATTAGATACCCAATCGGGTAAAAATAACAGAACTAGTCAGAAATTTTTTACAAAACGTTTAGTTCTACCTATTTTCAACTGGCAGTTCTGGACATCCTGCTTCTTTGATAAATCCCTTGAGAGATTTTAGTTGAAGCTCATAACTTGAGTGCTCTGGATTGGTCGACCATGTTGCAGATATTGTGTATCTTGTTTTTTGTGAAATCTGCGTAACCCCGTGAAGGTGTGACATGCCACTATTGTGGGCAAACATTTTACCAGCTTTGGGGGTGTGTGCTTTTCCGTAATACGGGTAATAGGTATGCCCACCTTGATAGTCGTCATTCAAATATAAAACAGAACCGCAAATCCTGCTATACCCATCAGCATTGTCAATGTGTGGCATTTGATAACTGCCAGGAGGCCAGCGAACCATTCCTATTTGGTCGGCGTAGCACTCTGTATTAAAAGATTTAGAAACAAACTCTTTCATTTTTTGGTGAATGCTAAGAACGAGTTGTGCAGTTAAAACGCTAGCGAACCTACTTTTTGGCACATCGGACAAAAGACCCAAGTTTCGATGGCTCCAAAATTCATCGGTTGCAATGGGCCAGTTTTCCGTTGTCTCTGCAAGCCAAACTAGATAATCGCACTCATCCTTGCTGAGCATTTCTTCTTTTGTAAAAGATTCAAATGGCTCTACATTTTCAACAAAGGCATATGGAAATACGCTCCTGTCAAGTTGACTCATGCTCCGAAAAGAGTTTGTTGAAACATCGACGAAATTTACATGCTGCCTGTACTGCGATGTACTGGTATCTGAAAAATCAAACATAATTAAAATTAAACTCGTTCTTTACCACTTACCGAGTGGACAAACAGCTGCTGGTAGCTTTACTTTCAATTTCATAAAGCATCCACACTCTTTGCATTGTTTTGTGAGTTTAAGAAGACTTGGACACCCTTCGCAAATCTCGTACCTTTTTGATGAAATTTCCTCGTCAACGTGCTCAATATTGGGATTGACTACATCCCAAGGTCTAGTGTCACCAAGATTTTTTTTCCACTCTTTATAGGATGTCATATGCAACCTATGCTACATCGTTTTCAGTTGACATCATTTTATTAACCATGTTATTGATGAATCCAGCCCCAGAATTACTTGTCGTTACTCCCTCGTACATCTTTGGAATTGCCAAAGCTGCTCTTTCGCTTCTTGTCATATTCCTAAACTCTTCTGTTGTGTATCCATATACATGCGCTCTTGTTTCAATGAACTCTTCTTCTAGGTGTAAAGCCATTTGAGTTCCAACCCCTTTGCCTCGATGGTCAGGGTGGGTCATTATGAAGTATGGTTTCCTGATTCCGTTTTCGTCATAGTATTGACAATGGACACAAACCAATAGACCATCTTGGTCTCTCAGGAATGTGTAAAAAACTTCAACTTGTGAGTTGTGGCCGAACAGGGTTGGATTTGTCATCCGGCTTTTTAGCTTTGAAAAACCTGGCTCTCCGAATTCTCCAAATTTTTCTTCCATAAACAACCAATGTTTAAAACCGCTTTCAGGCAGCCCACCAGTTAGCGGTACAAAAACTTCATTATCTTCCATGTTGCTCATTGTCTAGTCCTTGAATTCATACTCTATGAACGGATGATTCTTGTTGGCTTAATCCTACTAGCAGAATGCACAGTCGCACGAAAAACCCTTGCCCGGGATTGGCTCAAAACAACATGGGGTACATGGTGCTGGTCCAGGTGTAGTGCCACCGCCACTGCTACCACCTCCGCTACTAGGAGGAGTGTATCCACAGTATCCAGGGTCATAGACCGGATTATAGCCACCAGTTCCTGGACATGTCTGCGAACATCCGCAGTCAAAGTATTGATACCTGTATCCACCCCCATCACAAGTGTCTGGGAAAACTCTCGTGCATGCACTAGGGGCTGGCGAGACACAAGAACACGGTGGTGGCGGAGGCGGTGGTGGCGGTGGTGGTGGTCCTGGTGCAACTGGAGTTACTGAACCCGAGCTACCAGAAACCGCACTAACTCCATATCCCGTAATTGTAGTAACAGTGAATGTGTAAGCGGTTCCATTGCTTAAACCAGTTACCGTTATGGGCGAACCAGAACCACTTCCCGTAAAACCTCCGGGGGATGAAGTTGCCACATAGGTTGCAACGCCTTTGCCGTCGTATGCAGGAAGAGTAAACGAGACTGATGCTTGACCGTTGCCCGCAGTAGCCGAAACAGATGTTGGCTGGTCGGAATACTTGCCTTGGCTAGAAGTATTGCCCGGAATCACGATGCACTCAAGTCACCCATCAACATCCAAGTGTTCGCCGCGGCGCACTTCAGCAAAGTTGCCGATGAATACTGTGCACGCAAGTAAGCGCCCGGAGTTGAATAAAGTATTACCGACCCCGAGGCACCAACAATTTGCGTCTTGCCAGTTCCGTATTGAATAATATGAATCTGTGCGCCTTCAGGGAAGGTGACTGTTGAGTCAAGTGGAACGGTGACAGTATTTGCTGTGCTTGTTATGTTCATTTTGATGAACTTGTTCTTGTCTGTCAGTTGAAGTGTGTAGTTTCCTGTTTTGATGTCAATCGTTGCATCGGCTAATTTGCCTAGTTCGATTGCGGCTGTTGCGTTTACGTCGGCATTGACAATAGTTCCGTTAGCAATCATTGATGAAGTAACGGTTCCAGAGTCGGCCAGAGTAATTGCTGTGCCTGAGATTTTGGTTTTATCTATAGCGGCGGATGCATTGATTTTTGCATTAGTAAGCAACCCATCTGGTATGCCCGTCAAGGCAATCTGACCCCACTTGACACCAGTCGCCTCAGTGCTGTCGGCCACAAGAATATAACCATTTGTACCAACGGCCACATTGTCTACAGCTCCAGCAGCGGTCCCAGCCAGAAGGTCTCCTTTTGCCTCAACCACGTTGATAAGCGAGCCTTCAACAATTGACACCCATGCAGACCCTGAATAGAACTGAATGTCGTTAATTGAGCGGACGTAGCAAACACGTCCCTCTACAAGTTCTGGCATATTGTCGTCGTTGCCAATGTCGCCAAATGCAGCATTACGCGCATCGACTGTGTCAAAAATTGCTACAACTTGGTCTTGCAAGTATGTGTTAACGAGAGTTGCCGTTAAAACTTCACCAGGCAAGAAGACTCGTACTCCGGCGCCAGCCATGCGTCTCCTTAGGAATTTGGGTTTGCCTAAATAATACTTCATTATTATCAAGCCTGATGAAAGGACGACTAATGATGATTAGGTGAGACTAATTAAAATTCATCATTTTAATGTTAGAATTGGAGGTATTTTTCTTGGAGGCTAAATGTTCCGTAGTCGTCGTCGCTTTAACAAGCCCGCAGCCATCATGGCCCTACCTTCGGTATTCTTCCTTCTTCTCTCGATTTTTGGCTTGTCTTCGCCGGTTCGGGCTGATTCTTTCCCTGATGCTGGATTTGAGGACGGAACCTTTACGGGCTGGGAAAAGGGAAGCCAGTCGGGGGCATTGGGCAGCACCATTACTGGCAACGGAACTGGCGTAACCATCTTTACTGGTTCTAGGACATTTACCCATAGTCAACATGGAGCAATGGGCAGCCCTACAAAACAAGATGGGTCAGCGAACCCATATTACGCTCCAGCGGTATCTGCTGGAAGTTGGA